ATGAGGCCGGAAACAGCCATCATCGAGATCCACGGGCAATACAGGATTCACACCGAGTTCTACGGCAACCCCTCGGCGCAGCAGACCATCATCCTGGTCAACGGCTCGCTGTCGACCACAGCGTCCTTCGCCCAGACCGTGAAGTACCTGCAGCCGCATTACAACGTGGTGCTCTACGACCAGCCGTATGCCGGCCAGTCCAAACCCCATAACGAAAACCGCACGCCGATCAGCAAGGAATGCGAGGCCAGGATCCTGCTGGAACTGATCGAACGCTTCCGCGCCGACGTGGTGATGTCGTTCTCGTGGGGCGGCGTCGCCACCCTGCTGGCCCTGGCGCAGCGTCCCGGACGGATCCGCAGGGCGGTGGTCAACTCATTCTCGCCTCAGCTCAACCCGGCCATGCTCGACTACCTGCATCGCGGCCTCGACTACCTCGCCGCCTGCGATCGCACCCAGGTCGGCAACCTGGTCAACGAAACCATCGGCCGCTACCTGCCGCAACTGTTCAAGCGCTACAACTTCCGCCACGTCAGCAGCCTGGACGAGCACGAATACCACCAGATGCACTTCCATATCCGCGAAGTGCTGCGCCTGAACGCCGATAGCTATACCGAGAGCTTCGCCGGCATCGAGATCCCGGTGCTGTTCATGAACGGCGAGTTGGACATCTACACCACGCCCCACGAAGCCCGCCAGTTCGGCCAACTGATCCGCGGCGCGGAATTCCACACCATCCGCAATGCCGGCCACTTCATCGACGTCGAGCACAAGGCCGCCTGGCAACAGACCCAGGACGCCCTGCTGGCCTTCCTCCGCCCGCAGCGCACGCAGCCGCTCAACCCGATCTACCGCCCCCAGCCCAACGGCGCCAGCGTCCCCCTCGCCGCCCTCGCCAGCTAACCGCCACCGCCACGGGGAGCCCCGCTCCCCTGGCGGAAAAACCCAGCGAAATCAACAAAAACCCCGCCCCGGGCTTCACCTGCCGCCGCGCATCTGGTAAAAAGGCGCCCTGGCCGCAAAAGCCGTCCGAGCGGGCGTCGTATAATGGCATTACCTGAGCTTCCCAAGCTCATGACGAGGGTTCGATTCCCTTCGCCCGCTCCAGTATTTCCGGGCCTTCCAGCCGCCCAGGCGCATCGAGCGCAAGTGCTGGGGGCCGTTTCGGGGGCCGTTTGCGTGCGTCACTGGCAAGTGCACGCGGAGAGTGAACAAACGGCAGAAAGCCAGGTTCCAATGCCCGCCCCGCCTGGCAACCCCTCGTTTTATGTTGACCCATCGAAATTGGGTAATTTTGGTAATTCGTTTTCAGAACTGCCATTTCCTCCTTTCAATTCAATAGCTTACAGAAGCTTTTTAAAGGTAATAATAGGGTAATTTTGAGGTAATCGAATTACCTTTGTGCTGGGTAAGCTCGCCGATTTATGAACCCCTTATAAATCAATGGCTTACAAAAAATTACCTTTCCAATTACCCTAAATTACCTTTCAAGGTAATTGCTGAAAGCCGGTAACCACGCGGCATACAGCCCGCTTAGAACCCCAAATTACCGAAATTACCTTTTTCCGAGGGGTCAACAGAAAAACGCCCCCAGGAAGGCCTCTTGCCGCCCTCAGAAAAGGGCCTCTGGTGCAGGGATTCGCAGGGATTTCCGAGTTCGGAAATCGGAAGGTAGCGCCCAGCCTGGGCCGTTGGCGGCGCTGTGCAGAAGTGCAGAAAAAGAGGTCTATTTAGAGCGGAGGCGTGGCGGGGGGACGACTGCGCGCGCCGGGTGGTTTTGGCCACATTTTTTGCCGCCCCAGCCCGTAACGCACCATTTTGGTGCAAAAACCGTTCAAGCCCGGATTCCCAGCACACGGGCACGAAAAAGCCGCCCGAAGGCGGCTTCTTGAGTGAGCCGAGCGTGGCTACCAGTTGAAATAGATCAGTTCCCCTACCTCCTTGCCTTGCGCCCCTCCAACCGTATGCCGGAAAGGGACAGCCTTCAGGCGCAGGCCAGCGAACGCCTTGCGAATGTCTGGGTGATCGTTGATTGAGATCACCATACGCCCTTTCACCGTCCGGGCTAGGTCTGCCATAGCGTGGTACTGCTCCAGCGGGAACACCCCTGGCGCATACCCACTAGTCTGCCAGTAGGGTGGGTCGAGATAGAAAAGCGTCTGCTCCCGGTCATAGCGCCGAATGCAAGCCTGCCAGTCCAGATGCTCGATCGTCGTCCTTGCCAGCCGCAGATGAGCCTCGCTGAGCTTTTCCTCAATGCGTAACAGATTGAGCTTCGGTGGCGTGGTAGCCGCAGTGCCGAATGTCCTTCCCGTCGGCTTTGCGCCAAAGCAGAGCTGCTGCAAGTAGAAGAACCTAGCTGCCCGCTGGATATCCGTCAGGGTCTGGGGAATCTGCATGTTCGCCCACTCGAACATCTTGCGGCTGACCAGTGACCACTTGAAGTGCCGGACAAGCTCCTCGAGATGATGTGCAACGACCCGGTAGAGGTTCACCACCTCACCGTCGAAATCGTTGATCACCTCGACCTTGCTTGGCTCCTTCATGAAGAAGATGGCAGCCCCACCGCAGAAGGGCTCAACGTAGCACTCATGCTCAGGGAACTCCGGCAGAATGTGCTTGGCCATGCGGCGCTTGCCGCCCATCCATGGAACGATAGGTGTAGACATAAGTGATCCTTGTGATTGCCTTGGGTTTTGCTTAGGCTTCACACCCCCTGCGCAGAGGGGCGAGGCCTTGGTTGGATCACTCGGCATGCTCGAGTGCTTCGACGGCGCGCCCGTGTTGGCGCACAGGCGCGTCGCCTCGTTTCTGCGCAGGGGACTTACTTCACCCCCGGCGCGTCGAATGGCGCGAACCTCACGACCTCTTCCCCGATCAGCTCATTGACCTGCTGCAGGCGCGCCTGCATTGGCTCGAGTTCCAGGCTGGCCCAGACCGCTGCCGCGTCGCTGATGGATCCGAACCCACCAGCGTTCTGCGGCACCACCCCCATCAGCTGCGGATAGACCCGTAGGCCGGCGAGCTGGTCGTCGCGGCTGATGTTCTTGATCGAGCCGAACTCGTCCTTGGCCGCCACCTCGCTGACCGGGATCAGTTGGATCCCCTCCTTCTTCCCGTTCGGCGCGTAGACGAACAGGTTGCGGAAATTGCCAGGCCCCTTCGCAGTCTTCAGCGCCGTGCGCAGCGCGTCGATGTCTTCCTCGTTCTGTGCGGCGTCGGTCATGTAGAGGATGAAGCCGGCGTGGCTCCCGTTGTTGTAGTACTTACGCCGGAACAGCGTGGCCGACTCGTTCAGCAGGGCGCTCTGCAGGGCGCAGAACCACTCCGGCACTCCGTAGATTTCCTGATTGATGTCGGCCTCGCGCAGCTGGATCACGCTGCCCTTCTCGAATTCGTGCTCATCCGTCCAGCTGCGCACCTGGTAGAACGTCTCCAGATCGGTGCCGCGGCGCATGTACTTGGCCAGCGGCGCCTGCAGCGGCATCCGCGTACCCAGGCGAGAACGAGGCTGCTCGAGGTATGCCGAGCCGAATGTCAGCCAGTCCAGGGAGAACTGCTCGAACGTCGCCCGGCTGAGCAGGCGGTGCGGGATGAAGGTCTTGGCCAGCATGTTGCGCTTGAACTTCAGGCCCGACTGCAGGTAAACGCTCGACCCCACCGACTTGGCCAGCCCCTCCATGGACAGCGGCGGCTCGTACCACCGCCCGTTCGACCAGCACTCGAGATAGTCGAGGATGCCCCGGCCGTCGAGCACCGGCATCGGGTCACCGAAGGTGAAGGCCTCGGCACGGCCACCCTGGCGCGGGATGAACTCGCCTTCCTGGGCGGACTGGACTGTAACTGGCTGCTGGCGGCGGTGGCTGCGACGTTTGCTCATCCGAAAATCTCCATGCGGCCGGTATTCGCGGGGGTCTGCCCCTCGAGCGGCTCGTTCTGCAATGCGTGGAATAGCGCCCAGGCCAGATCGGCGTGGCCGGTGTTGTCGTTGCGGCCGGCGGTATAGGTGAACTGGCGCCCACCGGCCGTGATGGTCTTGCGGATAGCCATCAGCGCCTGGGCCAGGTCGGTCCAGCCGGCGTCGAATTCGAGGCGGCCGTTCTTGATCACTGACCAGGCCTTCATGACCAACTGCGTCTTCACCTCGGGCGAGTAGCTGAAGGTGCGCACCCCCGGGAAGAACTGGCGCACCAGCTGCGCGACGCCAGAGCCCATGCCGGTGGTGTCGACGCCGATGTAGGTGACCCAGTAGCGCTGGGTCACCTTGCGGATGAACTCGGCCTGTTCGGCGAAGTCCTTGCCGCGGAATTGATGGCGCTCCAGCACGCGGAACTTGCCGCCCGGTACCGCCGGCGGCGCCACCACCACCAGACCCGCGGTGTCGCCCGTCTCGGCGGGGTCATAGCCCAGCCACACCTGGCGATCACCGAACGGCCGCGGCGCGAACGGCTTGTAGTCCTCCGACCACAGGTCCCAGCTATCGACCATGCACGGCTGCAGCATGGTCAGCGGGAAAATGCTCGCGCCGTCGTCGACGAACTGGCACATCAGCAGGTTCTGGAAAGCCTCGGCGTCGTACTCGAGACGCAGCTCGTCGATGTCGAACAGGTCGCAGCCACGGGCCTCGGCATCGAGGATGGTGACGATCTGGCGCCAGATGCGGTCCTCGCACAGCCGCCCTTGCTGCAGGGCGTCATGACTTACGTCGATCTTGATGCGATCGGCGGCCGGCTTGCCCTTGTTGAAGCGCTCGCCAGTCCAGAATGTGTAGGCCTCATGCGCCATCGAGCTGGGCGTCGAGAAATAGGTCCGGCGGTAGCGCTTCTGCATCGCCATACCGCTGGCGACCTTGTTCAGTTCCTTGAACTTGAACGTCCAGAAGAACTCGTCGAAGTAGAAGTTACCGTGGTAGCCCTGGGCAGTCCGCGCGTTGGTACCGAGGAAGTGCAGTTCCGCGCCGTTCGGCAGGATGATCGGGTCGCCCTTCAGTTCGACACCTACCGCATCGCGCGCGAAGGCCTGGATATACGCCTTGAAGATGTGCGCCTGGGCCTTGCTGGCCGACAGGAATATCTGGTTGCGCCCGGTTTCCAGCGCGTCGATCAGCGCCTCGCGGGCGAAGTAGAACGTGGCGCCGATCTGCCGCGACTTGAGAATCACGCGGGTTCGCTGATTGCCCGCGCGGTACCAGTCTTTCTGGTAGTCGAAGCAACCGTCGAGGAAGGCCTCGACCAGTTTCTCGGTCAGTTCCTCGCTGATGTCGTTGCGCTTCGGTTTGCGCTTGGGACCTTCGTTACGCTTGGCAAGCTCGGGGTTCAGGTCGGTTTCCGTACCACCGCCCTGGTAGCGCTGGATCCGCGCCTGGCGCTCAAGCTGCCGATGCAGCAGGTCGATTTCCTTGTAGTCACCGCCGGTCTTGCCGTCCTTCAGGATCAACTGAACCAACCGGGCTTCCAGGGCGCCCCCGATCCGTTCTACGCTGTCGGCCCGATCCCATCCGTCGCGGTCCTTCCATGAGTGAAGGGTCTTGTCCTTCTCGCCCAGGTGATCGGCGATGTCGCAGACACGCCACCCCATCCAGTACAGGAATTTGGCCTGGCGGCGGTTGTCACGGATGGGAATTTCGACGGCAGCGTTCATGGCGCAGATGCTGCCGCCCACCCTCGCCCCTCAGTAGCGCCGCCCCTTGTAGCTCCGCGCCCTACAATCCCGCTTGATTGCTGGGCCGCGCGCGCGTCCCGAACATGCCCCTCATTGCCATGCACCCCGCATCAGCCGCATTGAGGACTCCCGGCATGAAGAAATTCCGCAGCAAATGGTTCCGCATCGCCGTCGAAGGGGCGACCACGGACGGCCGCAACATCGAGCGCGACTGGATCGAGCAGATGGCCGCGCAGTACGACCCGAACACCTACGGCGCGCGGATCAACTGCGAGCACATCAAGTGGGCCTGGCCGGCTGGTGAGTTCGGCGCCTATGGCGACGTGCTGGCGTGCAAGGCGGAAGAGATCGACATCAACGGGCAGAAGAAGCTCGCCCTCTTCGCCCAACTGGAGCCCAACCAGGCGCTGCTGGAACTGAACAAGCAGCGGCAGAAGGTCTACACCTCGGTCGAGATCGATCCCAAGTTCGCCGACACCGGCAAGGCCTACTTGGTCGGCCTGGCCATCACCGACTCACCCGCCAGCCTGGGCACCGAGGCGCTGTCCTTCAGCGCCAAGAACGGGACCCTCGCCAGCCGCAAGACCAACCCCGACACCCTATTCAGCGCTGCCGAAGAGGGCACACTCGAATTCGAGGAATACGAGGACAAACCCTCGGTCGGCGCAGCGCTGTTCACCAAGGTCAAGGAACTGCTCAAGGGCAAGGAAGCCCGCACCCAAGCCGAGTTCGGCCAGGTCGGCGAGGCCGTCGAAGCGATCGCCGAGCACAGCCGCGACCTTGGCGAGCAACTCGGCGAGCAGAAGAAGCAGACCCAGCAACTGGCCAGCCAGTTGGACAAGGTCACCAAGGAACTGGCAGACCTCAAGAGCACCCTCGATAGCACCCGGGACCACAGCCAACAGCAGCGGCCCCCGGTCACCGGTGGCGGCAGTGTCGCCCTGACCGACTGCTAACCGTCCCCCGCCCCGGTATCCAAAGGAAAAGCACCATGCGCAACGAAACCCGCAAACAGTTTGACGCCTACCTGGCGCAGCTCGCCAAGCTCAACGGCGTGAACTCCGCCGTCCAGACCTTCGCCGTCGAGCCGAGTGTCCAGCAGAAGCTGGAGCAACGTATTCAGGAGTCCAGCGAGTTCCTGAAGCAGATCAACGTCTACGGCGTCGACGAACTGCAAGGCGAGAAGATCGGCATCGGCGTCAGCGGCACCATCGCCAGCCGTACCGATACTACTGGCGACGGTGTACGCAAGCCACGCGACGTGTCCGCGCTCGACAACCAGCGCTACGAGTGCAAGCACACCGATTTCGACACCGCCATCACCTACGCCATGCTCGACGCCTGGGCCAAGTTCCCGGAGTTCCAGGCCCTGCTGCGCGACGCGATCCTCAAGCGCCAGGCCCTCGACCGCCTGATGATCGGCTTCAACGGCACCAGCGCCGCGGCTACCACCAACCGCGCCGCCAACCCGCTGTTGCAGGACGTGAACATTGGCTGGTTCCAGCAGTACCGCAACAACGCTCCGGCACGGGTACTGAAGGAAGGGAAGACCGCCGGCAAGGTGGTAGTCGGCAACGGCGCCGACGCCGACTACAAGAACCTCGACGCCCTGGTGTTCGACGTGGTCAGCAGCCTGATCGATCCCTGGCACCGCCGCGACCCGGGCCTGGTAGTGATCCTCGGCCGCGAGCTGGTCCACGACAAGTACTTCCCGATGGTGAACAAGGACCAGCCGGCAACCGAGAAGATCGCCACCGACCTCATCCTGTCGCAGAAGCGCATGGGCGGCCTGCCGCCGGTGGAAGTGCCCTACGTGCCCGAGAAGGGCCTCATGGTCACCACCCTGAAGAACCTGTCGCTCTACTGGCAGATCGGCGGTCGCCGCCGTTACCTGAAGGAGGTACCGGAGAAGAACCGCATCGAGAACTACGAGTCCAGCAACGACGCCTACGTCGTCGAGGACTACGGCCTCGGCTGCCTGGTCGAGAACATCGAAGTCGCGGAGTAGATGACATGGCCTTCAGTCCCGCCAAGGCGCACTTCCTGCGCGTGACCGCCGCTCAAGAGGCGGCGGCCACTGCCCCGCACCAGGGCATGGAAGGCGCGAACGCCTATGAGCTGCAGCTCGCCCAGCTGTATCAGGATCGCAGCCGCCTGAAGAACATCCAATCCGGCGAAGGCAAGGCAGCGCTCAAGGTCGAGCTGCTGCCTGCCTACCAGCCGTACATTTCCGGCGTGCTGCAGGCCGGCAAGGGCGCCCAGGACGAGGTGATCACCACCGTCATGCTCTGGCGCATCGATGCCGGCGATTACGCCGGCGCCCTGGACATCGCCGACTACGTCCTCGCACACGACCTGGTCATGCCCGACCGCTTCGCGCGTACCGCCGGCTGCGTCATCGCCGAAGAGATCGCCGAGGCCGCGCTCAAGGCACAGAAGACCGGCGGTAGCTTCGACCTTGCGACCTTGCATCGCACCCTCCTGCTCACCGACCAGGCCGACATGCCCGACGAAGCCCGCGCGAAACTCTACCTCGCCGCCGGCCATGCCACCCTGGAAGGCCTTTCTGTGGAGAGCCCCGGTCAACCCGGGCAGGTGCAAGCCGGCATCGATCTGCTCAAGCGCGCGATCCAGCTGCACGACAAGTGCGGCGGGAAGAAGGATTTGGAGGCCGCAGAACGGCTCCAGAAGAAACTGACCGCCTCTGGCGGTTGACCGAGCGTACCCCGCGCACCGCCGGCTCGGGGCCGATCTGCCAGGTCCTCTCCTTCCTGAGCAGTGACGCCCCGACCACCGGCGACCTCAAGCGAGCAGCAGCATGAGCGGATTCATCGCCAACGGCCCGGTCCCGAGCGGGCACATCAACAGCGATCCCTTCTGGCCCACCATCGAGCTCGAGCATGTGCGGGAGAACCTGCGCATCGACTCCAGCGTCGACCCGGCGCGCCTCGAAGTCGCGGTCATTGCCGCGGTGATCAGCGTCAACCGCGAGCTGCGGACCTGGCGCCTTGAGAAGACCGCGGCCGGCTATGCCGAACTCGCCGAAGTGCCGTCCGACAAGGTCCGGGACACCTCCGAACTGGTGCAGCTGTATCTGCGCGCAGTGCAGTCTGCCACCGCCGCCGAAGTGGCCGAGCGCTACCGCTGGTACGACACCACCACCAGCGGCAACGACAAGGCCCAGGACATCGCAACCACCATCGACGACTACCGCCGCGACCAGCGCTGGGCGATCCGCGACTTTCTCAAGCGTCCCCGCACGACGGTGGAGCTGATCTGATGAACGAGCCAAAGATCATCGACTGGAACGAAATTTCCCGTTTGGGGCTTCTGGAACGCATCAACCGGGAAATCATGCACCCGCTCGGCTATGCCGTGTGCCGCGAGGTAGAAACCGGCCGCTCCCCAGGCGCGCTCGTCTCGGACGACGGACCGTTCGTTTATCCCGATCAGCTCAAGCACCAGGAGTGCAACTAATGGCCACCGTGATCGCCAACCAGAGCGACACCGTCGAAGCCATCTGCTGGCGGTACTACGGCCGCACCGCCGGCGTGACCGAGGCGGTCCTTGAGGCGAACCGCGGCCTGGCCGACCACGGCCCCACCCTCCCCCAGGCCTCAAGGTCACCATGCCGGACATTCCGACAGCCGCCCCGGAACGGCAGATGGTGAACCTATGGGACTGACCACTTTGCAAGGAACCACCCCGCATGGCTGACCTCACCACCACCGCCACGGCCGGCGCCATCATGGGCCTCGGCCTGGGCGTAACCCTTCCGGTCGACGGCGGCATGCTGTTCGGCGCCCTGCTCGGCGCCTGGCTGGCCACCGGCACGAAGCAGGACCTGAAGGCCTGGTCGCGCCTGCTGTCGCTGATCCTGCCGACCTGCGTCGGCTACCTGTTCGCCGATGTCGCCCTCGCCCGTGTGCCCTGGCTGACCAACCTGGCCTTCTCTGCCTTCGTCTGCGCCCTGGTGGTCATTCCTCTCAGCCTCAAGGCGGTCGCCTGGGTCGACAAGGTCGACTTCGACGACCTCTGGCGCCGCATCCGAGGAGGTCGCTGACATGCTCATGACTACCGTTCCATTGATCGCCGCCCTGGCCTACATCGCCGCCGCGCTGCGCCTGGTCTGCTACCAGCGCTGCGGCGCCCGCTTCCGCCGCAGCGTCTCGTTGCTCGCCAGCCTGCTCGGCGCATCCATGGCCATCTGCGGCCTGGAAATCCTGCTCTACCGCCCACCGGTCAGTATCTGGCACGCCATCGTCGCCGCCCTGCTGTGCCTGCTGATCTTCCGTTCCCGCGGCAACGTCGCCGCCCTGCTGAGGCCATCCGCATGACCCTTCGATATGGTGATCGTTCTCAAGAGGTCCGCCAGCTTCAGCGTCGACTGAACACCTGGGCCGGCGCCAACCTCTACGAGGACGGCCACTTCGGCGCCGCCACCGAGGATGTGGTGCGCGCCTTCCAGCGCTCGCATGGCCTGGTCGCCGATGGCATCGCCGGCCCGAAGACCCTGGCCGCCCTCGGCGGCGCTGACTGCTCGCACCTGCTGCAGAACGCCGACCTCGTCGCCGCTGGAGCTCGCCTCGGCCTACCGCTGGCGACGATCTATGCGGTCAACCAGGTCGAGTCGAACGGCCAGGGGTTTCTGGGCAACGGCAAGCCGGCAATCCTGTTCGAACGCCACATCATGTACCGCCGTCTCGCCGCCCACGATCAGGTCACCGCCGACCAGTTAGCCGCACAGTTCCCCGCGCTGGTGAATCCTCGCCCGGGCGGCTATGCCGGCGGAACCGCCGAGCACCAGCGCCTGGCGAACGCTCGCCAGATCGACGATACCGCCGCCCTGGAGTCGGCTAGTTGGGGCGCCTTCCAGATCATGGGTTTCCACTGGCAACGCCTGGGCTACGTCAGCGTGCAGGCCTTCGCCGAGGCCATGGGGCGCAGCGAGTCAGCCCAGTTCGAAGCGTTCGTCCGCTTCATCGACACCGACCCGGCGCTACACAAGGCGCTGAAGGCTCGCAAATGGGCCGACTTCGCCCGCCTCTACAACGGCCCCGACTACAAGCGGAACCTCTACGACACCAAGCTCGACTGCGTGGCCTACGAGCAACACGCCAACTGCGCCGAGGCCAGCACGTGA